CCCTGACCGGCGTCGACGACCGCTTCGATCGGCGACAGCATGAGATCCAGCGCGGTGTCGGCAGCTGATTTCATTGTGTCCCAACAGGTCGACGCGGCCCCTTCGATCAGGTCGATCAGATCCTGAACCTTGTCGATAGGCCACTGGATCGCGTCGCGGACGACACCCAGGATCGTCTTAGCGGTGTCACGCATAGCCCGCCAGGCGTTACCGATCCGAACCCGAACCCATTCGATCAGATTGCGAACCTTGTCGATCGTCGTCTGGATCGCGCCGCGGACACCCTCGAACACGGCGCGGGCGACGTCGCGGATCGCCCGCCAGGCCGCGGCGAACGCGCCACGGATCACGCCGACGATCCGGCGGATGACGTCGATCGTCCGCTGGATCGCGCCGCGGACAGCCTCGAACACGTTCTGAACAACGTCGCGGATCGTTCTGAACGCGGCCACGGCGACGTCCTTGATCGCCCTGAACACGCGCTTCGCGACGTCCAGAACCTTCTTGATGACGTCGACGATCCGATCCCGGTACTTGATGATCGCGGCCACCGCCAGCCCGAACGGGCCGGTCAGGATCGCCAGCAGTTTCTTCCAGTTCTTCTTGATCCAATCCCAGACCGCCTTCGCCGCGGCTTTCACCTTGTCAAAGTTCTTGACGAGCAGAACGATCCCAGCGATCAGGGATCCGACAGCGACGACGATCAGGCCGATCGGGTTCGCTGTCATCGCAGCGTTCAGCAGCCATTGTGCTGCTTGCCACGCCATCGTCGCGCCCTTCGCGACCAGCTGGGCTGCTTGCCACGCCATCGTCGCGGCCTTGACCGCCAGGATCGTCGTCGCGATCCCAGCCAGGACGAAACCTAGGGCCTGGAAGGCGCCGCTGTTGTCCTTGACGAACCCAGCCAGTTTCGCCAGAACATCGGACACCGCTGACACGGCCGGTAGCAGGGCTTCGCCCAGGGTCGCTTGTGCGTCCTCGAACTTCGCGTTCGCCCGTTGCTGAGCGCCGGCCGCGGTGTCGGATTCGCGGGCGAACGCGCCGGTCGCCGAAGCGGTCTGTTCGGTCAGCAGGGCCAGCGTCGCCTGAGTCGTCGCGGCCTTGTCGGCTTCGCCCTCGAGCCCTGACAGACCCATTTCCGCTTTCTGGGCTTCGATCGTCGCGCCCTTGATCGATACGCCGTACCGTTCGATCGGATCCGTTTCGCCGCGCAGCAGCGACGACAGCGCCGACACAGCGTCAGACGTCGACCCGCCAAACTGTGCCGCCAGGTCGGCGCCCATACCGATCAGGTCGTTCGTCATCGGCGCCAGGTCGTCGGCGGCGACACCCATGTTCTTTAGCTGGGCGCCGAACACAGCGGCCAGGGACTCATACTCACCCGACGCCAGGCCGACCGAATCGGCTGAATCCTGGGCGAAACGGTGGATCGCGCCGGCCGAATCGCCAAACGCGGCATCCACCGCGCCGGCAGCCTGCTCGGCCGACGACGCGGCGTCGAACGCTGATTTCCCGAACGCGACCAGGGCCAGCCCGCCAGCCGCGGCCGCGGCCGAAGCTTTATTTAGGCCGGTCTGGAACCCGCCAGCCTTCGACGAAACGTCGTCGAACCCGCGGGCCGCGTCGCTTGTGTCAGCGGTGAACTTGACCGCCAGGGTCGCCGTACGGTCAGCCACGATGTCACCTAGCGCGTTCCTCGAGCAGTTCGATCACGGTCGCCAGGGTCGCGTCGTCCTCGTCCCACCACGACGACGGCGCCGTTCCCGTCGCGACAGCGATCTGACAGATCATTCGAGCTCGTGACCCGACGTCGTAGGGTCCACAGCGTCAGCCTCGTCGTCGTCGTCGCCGGCCGATTCGACCTGGGCTGCAGCCTGCTCGAACTCGCGTAGCGTCATGTTCGGCAGCAGGCCCTGAGTCTTAGTCAGGCTGTGCCAGGCCAGATAGTTCAGCCAGCTGTACGGCGCGTCCTGCGGGCTGGGCCAGTGATGCTTCGCCCTGTCACGGTCGAACATCACAAGGTCGATATTCAGAACCTGAACTTCGTGTTCGGATCCGTCCAGCATCGTCACGCGGATTCGCGGCGTCGTCAGCTGGCGCGGGTGATCTGTCATCGTCAGGTTCCTTTCACGCCAGCCAGCGCGTCGTCGACGGCGCGCCGGTACAGGTCGATCGAAGCTGGGTCACGGCCGGCCGCGGCCGACGACAGGAACAGGGTCGGTTCGATCCGGTGCCGCGCCCAGCCGTATTCGATCACGCCGGCGTAGGGCAGACCCGACGACACCGCTGATCCGGTCGCCGAGCTCGTCACGGTCAGCGACCCAGCCAGGGCGCCGGTCAGGCGCGGCGCCGTCGCCGACGCCGCGGCTGCCACAGCGTCGGCGACGGCGCGGTTCGTCGCGGTCAGGTCGACGAGCTCGGCGCGCGCCGTCCGCAGGGTTCGGGCCAGCCGGTCGGCGCCGTCGACACTGAACCCTGTAGTCACGCCGCGGCGTCGTCGACGTCGACACCTTCGGCGCCGCGGGTGATCGGCGTCCCAGCGGTCAGGGTCGGTTCGCCCACACAGTCCCAGGTGAAATCCGCTGTCATGTTCGCCTTCGGTTCGTCGGATCCGAACGTGACCGGATCCAGGACCAGGAACCCGTCAGCCTTCGTTGCCGCTTCGGTCGACGGCGTGAAGCTAAACGGGACCGTTTCGCCCTTGTGCGCCCAGCTGTAGAACAGGATCCCAGCGGCGTCGGCGACGTCCTGAAAGATTTCGCCGGTCAGCGCCGCGGTGTAGGTCGTCGACCCAGCCACAACCTGACCGCACAGCACCGTAACGTCGTCGTCCTTGTCCTTGTCCCATTCGATCTGCGCTGAAATCAGCTGGCACGACAGGTCGATCGGCGTACCGACTTCGCCGACCGTCAGGGTTCCAGGTCCGAACTTTGTCACCTTCGGATCAGCCATTAGTTCAGTTCCCTTCTAGACGAGCTCGAGCGTTCGAGCACAGGTACACACAGCGTTCTGACGGCGACGTCGACGTCAGCGTTCAGGGTTACGGCGTGAACGGTCGGCCCGCCAGCGACCAGAACGGTCGGCGTCGCCAGCCGCGCCTGACCGACCCGATCCAGCGCGACCCAGCAGGCCGATTCGAGCTCGTCCAGCGCGGCCAGCTGTGACTGTTCGGCGCCGTCGACGGCGACGATCACGCCGACGACAGCGGTCACGGTCGCCAGGTCGGCTTCGCGGATCCCGAACGGCGAAACGATCCACACAGCGGGCAGCGCGAGCTCGTCAGGGACGAACGCGTGAATCGCGTCGGCCGGCAGCAGGCCGGCGCCCTCGAGCACGGCGACGAGCTCGGCGTGAACCTGGGCGCGGGCGACACCTAACCCGTTCACCCGATACCCCAGGCATGTTTCGACGGATCCAGCAGGGCGCGGTATCGCTCCAGCGGGTCGTTCGGGATCCTGGGCGCCGGCGCCTGACGCGGCGACGTCGCCCAGGTGCCAGCGGTGTCGGCTTCGCGATCCTTGAAACGGTAAATATCGGTCGACGCGCCGACCGCAGCCCGCCACAGTCGTTCGGGATACGGCGCGGCCGGCAGTTCGCCGGCCGCGCCGGTCAGGTAGTCGTCGATCAGTTCACAGGCCGCGGTCGTACAGCGGCCGACGTAGGCGGCGTCGCGGTGGGACGGATCCATCCGCAGCCGTTCCAGAACGTCGGCAGCTGTGCAGTACGGCGACGCCATTCGAGCTCAGGACGACTTCGACGAGCGGCCCGACAGCGGCAGCACGGCGCCAGGCTTGACGATCCCAGCCGGCAGAAACGGGCCGGTCGTACCCATTCCCCAGATCGCGACGTCAGTCCCCAGCTTCTGAACGTCCTCAGCTGACGCCAGAAACGGTCCTTCCTCGAGCCACGACGCGGCCTGTTCGTTCGTGACGATCAGCGTCCCGTCAGGCGCGGTGGGAACTTCGACGATTTCGAGCCCTGACACGTTCACCCGCAGCGTCGACGCCTGAGCGGTACCGGCGACGTTCTGTGTCCCGTAGGCCTGTGGGACCAGGGCCGGATCCGACCCGAAGCGGATAAACAGGTCGGTCGACGCCAGCGCGGCCGACGCCGGCGCGCCGGTCACAGACCTGACCTGAGCCGACGCGGCGAACAGGAACGCGCGCAGCGCGTCAGCGTCGCCGGTCGTCGGGTCGAACGGGACCGAACCCGTCGCGGCAGCGATCAGGTCGGCGACGAAACGGGTCTCGGTCGTGATCCCGTAGGCCAGCTGCAGGATCCGGTCGTACAGCGCCATGTACGACGGCGACGACCGTCGCTGCAGTTGATAGCTGACGTCTGACCCGCCAGCGAAAGTGTCCAGACTTGCCTGACCCCGTTTGAACGACACCTTGACGCTGTTTATGTCAGATTT